TCATTGGTCAAAACTCGATTCCGGAAAGCTTTGGTCGGCTGACCGGGTACTGAACCCGCCTTGCGCGGGTTTTGTGCTTATTGGGCGCTGGGCTTGTTCGCCAGCTGAGAGATAAGCACTCCGTCAAGTGCATCAAGCACCGGCTCGAACGTGTTGTTCGACGGGATCTTGCTGACTGCGCGGATGACTGCTGAAACTGAGATATCACCTTCACGAAGGCTATATCCGCCGCCCGGTCCTCTGTGCGAGGTGACCAGCTTGCCGCTGCGCAGCCGCTTAAAAATTTGTTCCAGGTAGGAAACCGAGAGCTTCGATTCTTTACTCAGTGTGGCGAGGGGTACTGGCTTGCCGCAGTAGATTCTTTCCAGAACCGCAACAGCCTGGACAGATGCCATCACTCGTTTCATTCCAAATTCCATGATCTATCCCTTCACCGGATCCCGGCCATAGCCAGGGTTATCTTCAATAGCATCCTGCAGAACCTGAATCGCTTCGCCGTATGGAAGGGTCAGCGCCAGCTTAATCGCCGTTCCGAACGTCTCCGCTACCAGTTCAAACTTCTGCGCCAGGCGGTTCGCTTCCTCGGCCTGCTCCTCAACAGCTTCCATTTCAAACTGGTGCTCCTGCCAGACTTCATCCATAACGTCTTCTTCAACTTCACCGCGCAGCGCTTCTTTAACTTCAAGAACAGGCAGGATGCCGATTAACTTCTCTGCCGGTGCGGTGCTATATCGCAATGCCAGTTCGTTCGCTGACATAAATCCTCCGGAAAAAAGGCCCGCCACGGGCGACGGGCAAAGAGAACTTTTCCAATTTAACCAGAACAGGTCTTCGTCTCCTGTTCGGTATTGATGGCGGGATTACCATCACGATGCCATGTGCACCTGGCATCAGGCTGGCAACAGCCATTGGTCGAAACTCGATTAAAAATGTAACGCTGGCTGTTGGTCGTCAGCCGATTTGTACGGGTAACACTGTCCTTTGACTTGCTGCTCTGCGGCAGCTGCTTCACAAACCGCCTCGGTGTTATAAACGCCGAGCATGATGTCTGAGCATTCCCCGGTGAGGGCGCAGACGGTAACGATTAAGGCGAAAAACGAGGTCATGCGTTGAGCTCTGGGTTGCCTTTCTGCGCCATGAAGTAGCAGAACTTGCGGACTCGAGCGGCGATCCAGTTAAGGCGGATAGCCTGTTGTTTTGCTGGTTTGCGTTTGAGGTCGATCATGGTTATCTCCTGTTTAATTTTGCCTGTCGTATCGCGGCCCTAACTTCAGTGCTATTGTGGTAATTCCCATACTGTAACGAGGGAATTAACTGTGGAAAAAGAAGAGAAGGTCTTGTATTTAACTCGCCTGGCGGTTGATACATATAACTCCCACCGTTCTGCTCAAATCTCATCCGGTCGAAATCTTTCAGACCAACACGATCCTGTTGAAGAGATTGAAAAACTCTATGTAAAATTCGAAGTCTTTCTTAACCAGAAGCTCGCAGAAGACGAATGGAAATAGGGTTATATGCTTTCCAGCCAGACCCATTTCTCCAGAGTGAGCCTTTGCAATGTGCATAAAGCTCACTCTTTCTGATGTCCATGTAATCCACAATTCTTACTCCTATATCAGCCTGTAACGCTGGCAAGCGGAACGGTACTATCTGCTGCGCATTGTTTGTATGTGCTTTGCTGGTGCCCCAGCTGCGGTGGTCAGTCGCTTCTCCGCCTGAAAAACTCGATAAACTCAGCAAATAGCTGGTTCACCGCAAAGCACATTCTCTGGTCATCTCATCCGGTGTTTCGTATGCCGCCGACAGCTACTACGTGGGCGTCCTGCCTGGATGACGTGTTGGGATAGGAGAATTATTATCGAAGTAATCGATAATAGTCAAATTAAATTGATAGTTAGGGACGTAAAAAAGCGGTAGGTCAGAATTAGCCTACTACAGCGGAACAGAGGAGCGTTGAAGGATTACTTAGCTGGAGGGATCAGATTTCTTTTTTGTAAATAAGAGGTTGCGAAATCATCAAGTTCCTTAAGGCGAAGCTCTATCATCCTGATTATTTTTTCTTTTTCATCGTCGGTAGGAAGTTCTTCAAAAACCTCGAGAAGTTTGGATTGCAACTCAGTCGCCGGTTTAAGTGAAGGCTTTGGCGCCCATGGATCAAGGTCCTCTTTAGGCTCGTTATCTTCCATAAAGAACCATGAAAGCGGATACCCCGTTGCAGCGGGAAGGCGGTTTAAAATTTCAGAGCGAGGCAATATGTCGGAGTTACACCAACCATTAACAGATTGAGCTTTAACGCCAAGCCTGCGTGCCAGCTCAGATTGGGACATCCCGAGATCATTAATCGCTTTTTGTAATCTCTTTCCGAAGTTCATCTCTTTATCCATTCAGATACTTAAAAACAATTATACAGATTTTTTCTGTAGTCTCTCTTATCGAAATAATTTGACGTTATCGATTAAATTTGATTTATTAGCCTTCATCGATACCAACAGAGATGAACCAATGAAGACATCAATTCAAAAAAAGCTCTTAAGCGTCTGCAGCCAGGCTGAACTTGGGCGCCGGATGAAGAGAAGGGCCCAGACAGTAAACGGCTGGTTTAAAAATAAAATCCCTGGAGAACTGGTTCTCAAAGTGAGCGAGGTAGTGGATTTCAAAGTAACTCCTCACGAGTTGCGCCCTGATCTGTATCCAAACCCCACCGATGGTTTACCTCAAAAGGATGCCTGACCATGCACTCGGTAACTTTTCAACATATTAACCAGCAGAATGCCGCTCCGCTGAAATCGAAAAATCATTATGAACCTCGCCGCAGAGACAACTTACGACGCCAGTCTATCTTGGCAGCTGTTCGTGAATGGGAGCTCACTCTTCCCGGGCAGGCGCAGGACGTTATTACGCAGCTGGTGGCCGAACAGTGGGCCCGGGAGGGTGGCAGAGGGATAACAGTGAACAAGCAGAACCTCTATCGCTACCTGAAAAACGAAACCAACTCCAGCAAGTACACGGCTCACGTCATGCAGCTCGCAAACGCGATCGGTTTGGCGATGCCCATTGAGATCGCCAGAAAGCATGGCCTTCGACAGGGTAAAACCGATATTGAGCTGGTGGCCGATGCAATAAAAGAGACCGGCGAGCATCACCAGGCAAAGTTGCTGGGCCTGCCGAACGCGAAGCAAGCGAAGGAGGGTTTTGAAAACCTACTTGCCAACGCTGCATTGTTACCCGGAGAGCTTGCCGGCGTGATGATCGCCCACCTTCAGGCCCTGGCTCCACTTTTTACGTAATCGAGTTTTGACCAATGACCACCAGCTCGGCTGGTAATACGAGGATTTAGATGGCCCGTATCAGAACAGTGAAACCTGAATACTGGACAGATGAAAAGGTGGTGGAGTGTTCAATTCCAGCACGCTTACTGTTCATCGGGTTGTTCAATTTCGCTAATGACCTGGGCTGCCTGGAACGATCACCAAAGCGCATCAAGATGCAGATATTCCCGGCAGACAGTATCGACTGTGAGCCGCTCATCTGTGAGCTGATCACTCATGGATTACTCATTGAGTATTCAGTGAGTGGTAGCGATTACCTGTGCATTAAGGGCTTTTCCAAGCATCAGAAAATTAATCGTCCTTCAGCCACAAAAATACCCTCGCCACTCTCACTCACTGAGGCCGAAGTGAAAAACGAGGGTGGAATCAGTGAGGGCTCAGTGAGCCCTCATGGAGTTATCAATGATGGCTCACTGACGGATACGGATACGGATACGGAAGGGAAAGGAATAAACCCCTCTCTTAGCGAGCGCGAAGCAAAAAGTCCGGTTCAGCCTCATCAGGACGAACCTCAAAAGTCGAGATATCTCGAAGGGCTGGATGAGCCGATCGGTAAGTTCACCATGACCAGCGCATGGCTGCCATCCAGAGATTTTCGCCAGCGTGCTGCGATGTGGGGGATTGCATTGCCTGAACCTGTTTACCTCCCGACAGAGCTCGCAGAGTTCGCGTCGTACTGGGAATCCGAAGGGAAAGTATTCACGCAGGTCCAGTGGGAACAGAAATTCGCACGGCACATCGTACTGGTGAGATCCAAAAAACAACCGGAAACCGGAGGTAAGGACAATGCAGGAGTTCGGGGAGAGCCTACAGCATCCAGGGCTGTTCAGCAGATTCAGTCAGCCCACGCAGAGTGGAGACGTCGCAATGGACTTGATGGCAACGGAAACGGCATGGCGCCTGTGGCAGGTCATGGGGGAAGTATTCTCGAACCGGTGGACGCAGAAGAATGGGGCGGAGCCTTCGGCGCTCTGGATAGCCCAGATCGGTTCGATGACTGAACAGCAAATCAGTCTGGTCTGCCAGCAGTGCATGGAGCGCTGCGCGGGTGGGAACACCTGGCCACCAGATCTCGCTGAGTTCGTGTCGCTCGTTTCGGAAAGTGGAGCGAACGCCTTCGGCCTGACGTCCGACAGTGTCATGGGTGAGTATCGCCGCTGGCGCAACGAGTCCTATCGGTATTCAGGCAGCGACAAATATCCGTGGCCGCAGCCGGTGCTGTACCACATCTGCATTGAGATGCGCAGAACGGGCGTGGAACGCCAGATGACAGAGGGGGAGCTTAAAAAACTGGCAGAAAAGCTGTTAACGAAATGGAGCAAGCACGTCAGCAACGGCCTGTCGGTACCGCCGATTCGCCGCCAGCTTGCAGCACCGCAGCACCCGGCAGGGCCAACGCCGGCACAGTTGCTGATGGAAGAGTACAAACGCCGCAAAGCGGCAGGTTTAACCAACTAAATCGAGTGATGACCAATGACCAAACCATTAACCCAGAAAGACCAAGTGGCAATTTTTGTGCGCTACCAGCCGAACTGCGCCGTCGGCGACGTTTCCGAAGCGCTGGATATGTCAGGTGCAACAGCAGGAAAACTTCTGCGCGAGTTGAGCGACGACGGGGTTATAACCCGATCCCGTAACAGCGTTCAGTACACTTATTCGGCGGTGCCGCATGCCGATATTCCAGATGTGATCCTTCCGTGCATGGAGGAAAAAAGCGACCCGATTAAGATGCAGGCTGCCGAGCAGAAGGCAAAGGTTCTGGAAGAAAAGGGGCTGTGGCGCCGCGCTGCAGCGGTGTATTCGGACATGTTCGGCATTGCGTGCAGTTCTGCGGAGGTTTCCCGGATCGCCAAACGTCGCAAAGAGTGTCTACGCCAGGCGGGGAGAGCCTAACTGATGCCGAGACCAAAAACGCACAGGGACCCTGTCAGCGCTGATCGAAGAGAGCGAGCGCCGCGATGATGCTGACTTTATCGAGCAGATCATGCTGAACACCTTCGACCTGCACGACCCGGTGTATCTGGTTGGCCGGCAGTTCTATACCACCCGCAAGAAGATGTCCGACATCACGCGGGAGTTGCAGCACGTGGCCCCCTGGCTCACTGACGGCGAAGCGCGTAAGCGCGTGCGGTGGTGCCTTGAAATCTTTCAGGCAAAGGTGTTTCTGACCGTGTGCCGGCAGATGAAAACGGAGCAAAACTGAGAGGCCTCTTAAAAAATATTTCAATTTATGTTGAAAACGGGCCAGAAAGATGAATAATTCATTCATGCTTGGCAGAGCTGCGCCACGATGGCAGCGTCGAAAAGCTCTTATCAAACAAATTACGAAACCTCGCTCCGGCGGGGTTTTTTTATTATTAATAAATAGCAAATGATATGTATCTTTAAAGATGCAAGCCACGTACAGTGCGCGGGTGGTGAATCCCCCTCAGCGGTGGGGCGGCTAGGCAAAACGAGTCGGGTTTGAAGAACGCGGTTCTGTGGTCTAGCGCAGGGTCACCGGGAGGCACCCGGCACCACAACCTCAGTATCATCTATATCTAAGGCTGCCGATTGGCGGCCTTTTTGTTTTACATGATTCTGGACTGCTTAACACCGCTGGCCTTTTTCTTTTTCATACTGAGTAAATAAAGTTAGCTTTGTTGAAGAAAGGCGATTAGGCTGCGCCTGTGGTGAATCCCCCTATGCGGTGGGGCGACTAGACTTGGAGGTGAATGACGCGATTCTGTGATCTAGCATAGAGTCACCGGGAGGCACCCGGCACTACAGTCCAATTACCACAGATTTCTAAGGCTGCCGATTGGCGGCCTTTTTGTTTTATATGACTTTAGCCAGCACAGCACCGCTGGTCTTTTTGGTTATACTGAATAAATACACAGATAAAAATAGCTTTATGGCAGGAAGAGGACTAGGCTGTGCCTGTGATGAATCCCCCTATGCGGCGGGGCGACTAGACATGGCAAGTGAGTAGCGCGATTCTGCGGTCTGGCGCAGCGTCACCGGGAGGCACCCGGCACCTGTCTTAGTATCAATACCTGGGTTTAATATTGCCTGCTTGCAAAAGCAGGCTTTTTTATATGCGCTTCGTTAGTAGTGCTATTATTTAATCGTGAACCAAGCCATAGCCATTAACCTTATATCCTGACCGGTCAGTAACGCTGCTCGACACAGCTGCAATACGGATGGTGGCTAGGCAACATGCCTACCTACTTAGATTTAAACTCAGTTGGGCCCGCTGAAAACGCGGGCCTTTTTTATCTTAGTCTCCCGGAACCGAGCATTCACTTTGTCGGTAATTCATTCGGAGAGCCTGATCCCTTACCAAATAGCACCCGCATCCCAGCGAGGTGAGAGAAATGTCCCGTATGAGCAAACTTGTCACCGGAGTCGCCCTTGGCACCTCAGGAGGAACCATCCTGAACGGCGTCCTCACAAAACTGAGCCCTGACGAATGGAGCGCCATCGGCGTACTGGCTGGCATTGCCGGGATAATCATTACCGGGCTCATTAACTGGTACTTCAAACGTAAAGTTGCAAATGCGCAGGTAAAGGCGCTGGAGAAGTACGGACCTGCTGTCAAAGTCGGAGATGATTAGATGCCAATGACCAGTAGCCTGCGTAACAAACTCATCGCCGCTGCTGGTGGCGGTGTAATGCTTATCGCCTCGCTGTTTCTCGGTGGGCAGGATGGCGTAGAAGGGCGTAAGTACGAAGCGTATAAAGACGTCGTCGGGGTGTGGACTGTCTGCGATGGCCATACTGGACGGGATATCGTGAGAGGGAAGAAATATACCGATCGCGAATGTGACAGCCTGCTATGGAAAGACCTCCAGCCAGCCAAGCGTACGGTAGACAATCTGGTTAAGGTGCCGCTGGGCGAGTATCAGCGCGCCGCGCTCTACAGCTTCGTCTTTAACGTTGGCTCTGACGCGTTCTCGAAGTCAACGCTGCTGCGCAAGCTGAACAAAGGTGATCACGACGGAGCGTGCGAAGAAATGCGTCGCTGGGTTTACGCTGGTGGTATGAAGTGGAAAGGTCTTCAGAACCGACGAGAGATGGAGCGATCCATGTGCCTGGCGGAGAGCAGCAATGACCTTTGACTGGAAGCCTTTGCTTTTACTGGTTGTTATAATGGTATTCGGTGGGCTTGCGTTCTGGTTCTTCGGCAAAGCTGAAGATGAGCGTCAGCGCGCCGACACTGCCGAACACAACCTGAAGCTTGCGAAAGACACAATAAGTGATCTGCAGAAGCGCCAGCGCGACGTTGCAGCTCTTGATGCGAAATACACGAAGGAACTGGCAGATGCCCGGGAAAATATTGATCAGCTTCAACGCGATGTTGCTACTGGTAAGCGCCGGTTGCAACTCTACGCAACCTGTCCCGCGGACGGAGCGTCCTCAACCAGCAGCCTGGGCGATGCTTCCGGCCCCCGACTTACAGGCTCCGCTGAGCGGAATTATTTCACCCTCAGGGAGCGAATAGCCACTGTAACAAAGCAGGTAGATTACCTGCAGGAATTTATTATTACACAGTGCCTGAAGTAGCTGCTTGAAACTATATCCCATATGAAGTTCACAAAAGAAAACCCTTATAAGCAGGAAATTCGGTCTGCTTATAAGGGCATGCAAATGCATATCGTTACTTTATTACCATAATTATTTCGCTGGAATATCTTTATAGGAATAGTCCTGGAAGAGAAGGTGCTTCATACCCCGACAGGTAAGTGGTAACATTAATCAATGCAAACGGATTAAAGTTCGTTTAAAAAAGAAAGGCTAAAATGTTAGCCGGTTACGCTAGTTAGGCGGGATACGACGCTAAAAACAAAAAAAAAGCCCCGGTGTGGGGCAACTTTGAGTCAAACTATTTTTCTTCTTATGTGCTTCTTGCTTTCATAGCGCGGGGACAATAACACTTTCGTTAGAAATTGCAATTTATTTGCAACTTTTATCTATTCCGCTGACTTATGCCTTACTAGAAAGTATCCCCAGTAGCGGATAATAGGATCGATATGTCAGCCTAAGGTCAAACGAACAAAACACTCAAAGCGCTAGTTCGCAGCAGCTGTATGGCGGCAAACGCAGAGCAATGGCCTTCTAACGGTTCTCTCATTAGAGAGCCAGCTTAGCCTCTGGTAAAGGTTGATGAGAAAAGCATTACTGAGAGCGCCAATTCCGAGCTGGCTGTGCATGACCACAGAGCGAAGAATCCGCTAGGCGAGCGCGGCGAATGCATGAGTATGGTTGCCATTACAGAGCACACCTGATGATGAAAAACGATAAAGATTTTACGAGGGATTATGGTGTGAAACCAGTTGATTTCGCTGCTTTAGTAGGTTTATTGCGTTAATGTATGCTATAAGTCAACACATTCGACACCTTTTCTTTTTAAAGGATGCTTAACTTTTTTTTATGTATAGACTCAACTCACCACTCCTGAAATGGTTATGAGAAAGGTGTATTGCTTATTTATGAATCGTATTTCGCCTAGCGGCCCCGGAGTAATACGGGCTGGAATATAAGCAGTGCTAATTGAGATCATGTAGCAGCATGGTTTTTTTAAAAGTATCAGCGTTTCTTTGAAGACAAAATGACAATTGCCTGAAAACAGACGCATATGGATTGAGGCAAATCGATGAAAAAAGTTTTGGTTTTCTTCAACTCGCAACAGGTAGAAGTCATAAATGTGCTTAAACCAGTAACATCTATTATACGGAATTACCCAATGGTGATGAAGTATCGTTAAAAGTAATGCTTACTGAAATACATTCATTAACAGGCGATCACATCGATATTTTTGTTGCTTCTGATCGGGAGCTGAACAAAGAAGAAGTAATAAGTGCAGTGAATAAATACCTTTGAACTGTACGTAAGCGGCATCAATGGTCATTTTCAATTTATCGATAAGTGAGATGATTTTAGAATTCACAATTTAAAGATTATGGTGGATCCCCCTCAGCGGCGGGGCTAAGTAACCTGATGGCTCTTCTTCACTGGCGCTCATCGTGAAAGACTGAAGCAGCGAGTCACGGGTGGTTGACCCAAAGGCTCACCGGGAGGCACCCGGCACCATATGCCCAAAGCCCTTGTAGAAATACAGGGGCTTTTTATCGTCATCAACGTGAGCAGAACTAACTTAGTGGGGGGCTATGTCAAAGAATTTGAAAGCAAATTCTCTACGTATTCAGCGTATGCAATATTGATAGTCTATAATTTATATCCAGTTATGGGTAAGGACTGTTAATCAGAAATTGTCACCTTGCTTGAAAATGGAAACAGTAAATGAATCAGAAGAGGTAAAAATGAAAATTGAAGCGCTGACGCAAAAGGCAGAAGAAGACATTGCCGCTCTGATAGCCAAGAAAATTTCAGAACTACAAAAAAAAACTGGAAAAGAAATTACTGAAATTCAATTTGTTGCTCGCGAAACGATGACAGGCCTGGAAGGCTATGACGTAAAAATTAAACTTCTATAACCTCACCTTCTAAAGACAAGGTCGCAATAGCGGCCTTTTTTATTGTGCATCGTACGCGCATCAATGCAATTGATATTTATTATCGTTTGCGGGTCCTTTCCGGCATATCGGCTTGGTACGGGGCGGCGACCGCGCAGATTCTCGCTATTTATGAAAATTTTCAGGTATTTGCCGTTTCCGTTCTTCTTCTGGCTATCTCGCTGTTTTTACTGAAAACACCCCTTCAAAAGAAAGGAAATGGTGAAGCCCAGGAAATGGTGATTTGGCGTCTGTCGTTTCCTTTCTCTGTTTTATGCAAGGAGTGAGCAATGGAGGTTAACAAAAAAATCTTATCCGAGATTTTCGGCGTCAGCGTTCGCACGATTCAGAACTGGCAGGATCAGGGGATGCCGGTAGCGCGTGGAGGCGGGAAGGGAAATGAGGTGCTGTATAATTCCGCCGCCGTTATCGAATGGTATTCAGCGCGTGACACTGCGATTGAAAATGAAAAATTACGGAAGGAGGTCGAAGACCTGCGGATTGCTTCAGAGTCTGACCTTCAGCCAGGAACGATTGAATATGAGCGGCACCGTCTCACCCGAGCACAGGCTGACGCTCAGGAACTTAAAAATGCAAAAGAGTCCGCTGAGGTGGTGGAGACCGCATTCTGCACGTTTGTGCTGTCGCGGATAGCCGGAGAAATTGCCAGTATTCTCGATGGAGTGCCTCTGTCGGTT